GAGGGGAACGACGGGCATGGCGAGGGTTCCTTTATTGATTTAAGAAAGAAGGCTTTGGTGAAGTGCCACCGCCTTTGCCAATTGTTCCAATGAAAGAAGGTTCTCCTCCCCCTGGGCCAGACGTGCCTTGATAATCAGCGGTGGGTTTACTCATTGTTCTAAAAGGATTATGACCAGCTGCCCCTGATTTGCCTTGGTCTCCCATGCCACTCCACATTAACTCAGGGTTTAGAGGTGCAGTGCCAGGGCCAGATGAGCCTTGGCCTGCTTCACCAGTAGTTCCACCAGGGCCGGACTTACCTCCGTGGATGGTGGAGAGGAGATGCATGAGAGCATCGGGGCTGATGCTGATGGAGATGCCTTCAGCGCCTTTGGGTTTTTCTTGAGGAGCGGCCATGGGTTATTGTCCTAAGAGGGTTTTGTTAGCGGTTTGGCCAGTGGCTGCGGCCGGGGCGGCAGAAGAAAGGAAGGAGGAACCCTGGGCTGGTTTGTAAGTAGAAGGGGAGCCGACGGGTTGGGAAGCAGGAGATGGAGGCGGTGGTGGAGCCGCGGCTTGGGTGGTCATCATGAGGAAAGGGTTGGTTTGGGCAGAGGATGTGCTACCGCCACCAAAGAGGGATGCGAAGGGATGACTCACGAGAGGGGTCCTTGGGTTGTCTGGGGTTCGCCAGTCCTGCGCGAACTTTCCATGCTATACAAGACTGGCAGCTGGGGAAGGGTGGACAGAATAGGGCCGGAGCCTTGGGTCTGTATATCCCACATACTCCCACCAGGGGCGAGCAAAGCGAAAGGCAAGGCTGATGGCTGATTAGCGATCGGCTCTGACCAATCCTCGAGCAACGGCATAGCACCTGAAGTAAAGCACCGTTGTTCGACCGCCGGTAAGCGATCTGTTGTGGTTACCGCCTTTCTGTTGGAGACAGGACTCGTCGCCCAGGTGCCGCGGATGGCCACTCGATTGGGTGAGTCGCTGAGGGCTTGGGTCATGCTAGCATCCGCTCCTCTTCGTAGGGATTCCATTCGCTGATGACCTCGGGTGCGTGAGGATAGTCACCGCCAGCCCGGGCCGAGGCCTCTATGGGATATGCAAAGGTCAGGCAGAGAGCGTCGAGATCGTCAAGGCTGATGCCGTTGCCGTCCTCATCGACGAGGTCTTCCTTGCGCTCGAGAAGGATCTCATCGCGGTTGTTAAAGGTATAGCGAATCGCAAGCATCTGGCGCTTGAGTTCGGGATCATTCGGGAGGCACCCCGTCTTCAGCCAAGCTCGGCAAGCACCATAAATTGCAGCACGGTTATTAGCATAACGCTCGCCAGTATTCCCATAGGTGGCATTGAAAATGACATCCTTGCCGCCGAATTGGACTTCATAACAATGCAGGCGCCGATGCCGAATAGAGTCAACCACACCACCACCAACACCGCCACCGTCAATGATAATGCCGTCAGGTCGATATAGGGCATGGAAAGAAAAGACTCGATCAGCGAGCTCGATAGTTGAAAGTCCATGATAGCGTTGCCTTTCAATGGTGCGCGCATCGCGGCCCTTGCGCGGGAACAGAACAGAATCGTTCATGCCGTAGCGGGCGACGTCAACGCCAAGGGCAAGCGGATCGGTGCGGATCGGGACTACCTCTCGGGCCATGGCTTCATCGATCTCGGCGGCTGAAAAGAACTCCATGAGGCCCTTGCGGGGGAACTGACCGAGGACACGGACACGGACAAAGTCAGAATCAAGACCATAGGCGTCGATCCAGTTATCGAGGCGCTTTTTGTTTGTGATTCTAACAGACCGAGAATCGATCTGTAAGTGATGCCATTGTCGTTCAAACTTACCACCCGGGAAGCATTCCCGGAAGCGTCCAGAGTTACGAGTTGGGTTTCCAAAGACAAGCCAGATGATTTCGGTGTCGGCATCGGTAAGCGCTCCTTCGGCTGTTTCCCAGATAATATCAGGGATCTCCGAGGCTTCGTCGAAGACCAAGAGCAGACGCTTGCCTTTATTGTGGAGGCCCGCAAAGGCTGCAGGGTTCTTCTCCGACCAGGGGATCATATCAATGCGCCAAGTGCGCTCTCGGTCGGGGTCGCGGGAGAATAGGCCAGTGGCGGTAAGGGAAAAGTGCTCCCGGGTGAACCAACAGAGGTTGAACCACTTGCCGAGCTCAGCCCAGGTCTTGGTTTTAAGCTGAGTTTCGGTGTTGGCTGTGACAACGCCACGTGTGTCGGGAGCGGTGCAGAAGGCCCAAAGGACCAAGTGCGACACTGTCGCGGACTTAGCGATGCCGTGGCCCGAAGCAACTGCTTCTTGGATCGCTTGGTTAAGGTCGAGCAGTCCGACCTTGATCCGCCCCATCAGGTCCCGGGCCCATTGCTCCGGCCCATCACTGTTCTCCAGGACTGTCCCCGGTTCGCCCCAGGGATAGGCGCCCATAGTAAAGGCAAGTGGATCGCCACTGACTTCCGCCAACCATTCTTGCAGATCATCGGTTGGAGAGATCATCGGCAGGGCCTAGGCGATGGTGATGGTGGAGGACGGGAGGGCGGCGCGGTGATAGCTAGCAAGCTCTGTCGCTGTTGCAAACTGAGCAAAGGCAATGGCCCAGGCAATGAAAAGCGCCGTTGAAGGGAAGACCACATCCGCACCGGACTCGGGATCAAGCCACTCAATAGTGGTCAGCCCATTGGTGAACTTGCCGGTGGCACCAATTGATGCAACTTGTAACCCAACACGAAGGATGCGAGCATCGTTAACGCTCCAGGTGCCGTTGATGGCTGAAGTGCTAGTAGAAATGATTGTTACAAATGGGTCCATTATCCTTGCTCCACTCTAGAAGTATTCAACAATCTGGCCAAGACCAGCGCCGCCATTGCCGCCGGCCCCTGAGGTATTGGTAGTAGTGTAGACTGCACAACCTCCGCCACCACCTCCCGCTCCGGGCCCGCCATTGCCCCCAGAACCTGCGACAGTTCCTGAGAGCGAACCACCTCCGCCACCACCGCCAGTGCCACCAGCAATAGGAATGCCGTATGGAATAGCAGCACCATTATTGCCAGAGGTGTTGACTGCGCCGCCAGCGCCTCCAGCAATGACACTATTATAAACTATCTGACCACCATTGCCACCGGCAAAGGCGGTGGGAGTCACAGAAACACCGCCGCCTGAGCCACCGCCAGCGCCGCTCAGTCCAGCATTGCCAGCAGCGAAGCCGGCAACACCATTACCGCCGCCGGCACCGCCACCACCAGCACCAAAACTACCGATAAGGTTTGAAGCTCCGACCGCACCTGCGCCACCACTGGCACCGCCACCAGCGGCTGGGCCACCAGCAGTAGAACCAGAAGCATTACCGGCACTATTAGTGGTGGCACCGCCACCGCCGCCAGAGTTGGCCGCAAGCTGACCGCCAGCAGCGAAGCCACCGCCACCGCCTTGAATAAAGACATTGCCGGAGGTTGAATCCCAAAAAATGCTGCGGAGTCCGGCAGTGCCGTTATTGCCAGCCGCAGCGGCACCTCCGGTGACAGCATTGCCGCCAGTGCCTCCGGCGGAGATGATCATCTGAAGAGTCCCGGTCAGGGCCGAGGCCGGAAGGAAGTCTGAGGACCGGAAGCCACCGCCTCCACCACCTCCACCAGAACAGGCCGAACCGGAGGCTTGTAAGGCTCCTGAACCCCCACCGCCGCCACCGCCAAGAACGGAGACTTGAACCATCTTGACTCGAGGCGAGGGAGTGTAGGAAAAGGTGCCCGGAGTGGAATAGGTGATGATATTGACTGTGCCGTTGGTGATAAGGCGTCCAGCACTGTCGCACTGAACCATGGAAAACATGCCGGCGACCGGTGTGGGAATGACAGAGTTATAAGCACAGACCAGCGCGACTGGCTTAGGGTCGTAGGCTGTCTGAGCGATGAGATTATCCAAGCCGAAGAAGCTTAGGATAAACCCCAATACGGCAAGGAGGGCGCTCAATGTATCACCACTTGGTTTGAGGAGTTACACTGGATGTAGGAGAAGGTCCCGGAGGTTAGGGTCGGAAGGACGGAGTTATAAGCACAGACTCCGACCACAGCGGCAGTAGGGGGCAAAGCAATCTGGGCCCGAACAATTGCAACGGCCATGAGGATGGCCAACGGGATCGCAATGAGGAGCTTTAGCTGTCGCATTATGGGCCTTCCTGAGCCTATGGGCCTATGGGCCTTCCTGGGCGGGTTACTCAGCATCAATGGTAATAGTAGTCACCACCTCGTCGGCCTTGCGGCGGGCAGCCCGCAACTGCTCTAGCTTCGCGGCGAAGTTAACATTGATGTTCTCGGTCGCCGTCTTGCGATGGAAGCCTTGACGATCGGCCATGGAGTCGCGAATCTTAAGAGCGGTCTCGAGCCGGATGGGATTGGCTTCGGGATCTTCCTGGTAGGCTTCGAGGGCGTCGATAATAACTAGATTCGCGCCCTTGCGTATGGCGGACATCTGATGCTGCTCTTCACGAACAGCATCGTAATGGATCTCGTCGATAGCGACGCGATACTTGGCGATCTGGTCCTGGGCGCAAGGGGAGTTGATGATCTGGCTGACGCGCTGAGAGGTGTAGCCTGTCATCTCGGCAATCTCAAACGGACGGAAGCCACGGGCGGCATAGCGGAGGACCCGATGGTGGCTATCGCGAAGAGTCTGGATGCGGTGGGAAGGGTTCTTTGTTTTGTAAGTCAATGGGCTATAGCCGTTGTCCCCACTTAGTCCTTTAGGCCGACCCCGGTGACGCGGAGTGGGCTGCTCCTCTTCATCGCTAAACGGCTGAGGCGTGGGAAGTGACCGTGTCGTCATGGCTAGTAACGTCGTTTGAAGTTAGGATCGACTTCGTAAGTCGGGGTTGCACATTCTGCATTATACTTCGGCTGATACTCAGCGATGAGATCAAAGTAAAGATCATTGATCTTATCGGGATGAACCTTCCGAATCAGGACCTGATCAAATCGGATCGTCGGCAACCACTTCGGCCGATCCTTGCCCCGCGCATGCGCGATCTTAGCAAGCATAGTCGAGGAGTTGGCTCGCCCTACAAACACCACGCTGCCTTTGGCAAGCAGCAAAAACACCCCGCCGCCAAGGAGTTCGCTCACATCGCTGAAGCCATCAAAAATCATTGACACTTCCTCATTGTCAAGCTCAAGATTGCATATAAATCCCTGAATGTCAAGAACATTCTTCAGCCAGGGATTTCGTCCAAAATCTAAAAAGTTAATTTTTGCTGAGAGGGCCTCTGCGCCCGGCCGCGAGACAAAATTTTGGCCCGGGGGTGCCGGGTGGGCACCTCGCCGGGCCAAAGGAGGCAGGGCCTTAGCGCGCCTTGCCGAGAGCGGTCAGGGACACTGCGCTCTTAGCGGAGCGCCCAGCCTTAGGGACAATCGCGCAGGATAGCTGGCCAAACTTATAGCCAAAGGCCAGCTTGTTCGTAGGGCCAACGTCGATAGCTTCGTTGCATTCCTCTTCGAAGATGACGCGAAGCTTGTTCGCTGCGTCTAGGGCTTGGCGATAGGCGTAGTAGTGAGCGCGGATGTCCTCGGGCAAGCTCTCGATGTCCAAGCGTTGCCAGATGGCTTCGCTCTGGGCGGGAGCAGGCTGAGCAGCCGGCGCAAGGCCAGCAGGACGCACGACGCGGTTCGGACGAATGGACATGACGGACATGGTGTTTACTCCTGGTTGGGCTTGGCATGATTGCCTAACGGGAAGGGCGAGCCTTCCCAATAGGTTAGAGTTCAAAGCGTATCGTAAAGCTCTTGGCGTTCGTCACTGGTAATAACCCCAGTGATTTCAAGATCATGAAGCATCTTATCTAAGGGCTGGCATACTGTGTGTGCCATGCTCGGCTTAGTCCAAGTCTCTTTGTGCGTTTCATGGTCTGTGTTGTTTGCGAAAGTGTATAGGGCTTTCACAGTAGCTAGGAACTGAGCTTTGGTCATGGTCTTGATCCTTTAGGTTAGCGTTGATTGAGGCTTCACAATGCCACAAGGCGAGCGCCCTTGCAAGCACAAACTTTAGGCAGCGATGCACAAAGATTAGGCAGGGAGTGCGCTCGACATGGCCTTGCCGTGGCCTCGACAGGTGCTCGACAGCTAAGCACACAGCCTCGCTTAGCCTACCTGTCTCACCTACCTGACCTAACCCGTAAGCTAACCCGCAAGTAAACCTTCAGAAAACCTTCAGATTTTCTAGAACCGGCAAGGTGCGACCCATGTGTGTTGAAATAGTCTCTGTCCTTGTGTTGTTGTTGTGTTTTCTGTGTTGTATGTGTGTCTTAGTGTCTAGTGTAATATATATAGAGAGAGAGAGAGAGAGAGAGAGAGAGAAGAGATTGAACAATAGAACAGAACAGAACATGGCTACAACAACAGAAGAACAGAAGAACCACGGAAAGAGAACTTTCAGTGAAGATGGGTCGGGAGTGCTAGGGATTAGAAAATCTCAAGGGTTCAAGAAGGTTTGTTCATGGAGGAGTTCAAGGGTAGCTCAGGACAGAGTGGTGAAATGGGGAGCAATGCTCGGGGAGCAATGCTCCCCCTAAGGCAATGGGCACAAGGGGCACAAGCAATGTGCTAGGGCCTAGGGCCATTAGCCGCTGTTAGCCACTGGCCCGGCCAAGTTTTTCATTGCACAAGAGCCTTGTTCCCCTAGAGAACCTTGATACTGCTGAAGAAAGAGGTTGAAACGGGAACAGAAGTAGGCTATAATAGGAACATAATCAAGGATCACCCGCTCATGTTAATAGCGCCAGCGACGAATGAGGTTAGGTCATTGAGTGTGACCCCAAGCCCAAAGGGCCTCTCTCGCCGTGGCTTCATCTCCGGGCTAATAGCCTTTCCAGCGATAGTCAAAGCTTCTTCGCTTATGCGAGTAGCGGCTATCGTTGAGCCTAGCGATTATATCACACTAGATGAATATGCTGAGCGTATCATGGGTCCAATGATTGAAGCCATGCATAAAGCTCAATTTGATTTGACCCTTCATGGCAATGAGTTGCTAAGGGATATCCCATACATCCCACGCGGGGTGCAAACCCTGCGCCAGCCGGGTGCGACAAAATGTCGCATGGACAAGCGGCTCGCCGCGTGGGATGATCCTGGGGTCGGTCGGGGAGCCGGCCCAAACGGAGAATAAACACCATGACAGTCTTTGACATTCACATCGGTGATTACTTCAAGTGGACCACTTGGGTTTATCGCTTGGTGTCGGCTAACAGCGATCACTGCATTGTAGTTACTGTTGGCTCAATCAATGAAAACAATGAACTCTCGGTCTATGGCGACCAAAACGAAACAGCCTTCAATCCCTACGCTGAGATTGAAGCTGTTAAATTGATGGTCGCTTAATAGCGCCAGCGACCAATGTGGTTTGGTAAACCCCTCCAACGGAGAACACAACCCATGAACATCGATATCCATGTCACCATCAACAACAAAGATGGTAGCGAAACTCAGGTCATTCAGCCTGTGAACAGTGCCGATAGCTTCAGCCTTGATGATATCATCCGGTTCTATCCTAACGCAACTAGCTTCGTGCTTAGCTTCGCTGTGTCAACAAATCGCTGAACACAGCTCCCCATCCGATAGGGTCTCTCCCTTCATCCCTATCGGTAACTCGGGGAGAGTATTGGTTGAAAGGTCTCGCGTCCTCCTGATA